AAAGGAGATGTATGAAATATTGGGGAATAGATCAAGAAGAAGCTATTGTTGAGTTCAATACAAATGAGGTTATGGAGATAAAGCATAAAATTTATAATGATATTATTTTTCCAGCTTTTCAGAAACTAGTAGAAAACATTTATTATACTTATAACTTTAATACTATTCTTTATGACTATCCACAGACCCAACATGAAGCCATGGCTCATCTTTATGAAAAACTAAATAAATTTGATCCTTCGTCGGGCGCGAAGTCATTCTCTTATTTTGGTGCTATAGCTAAAAATTGGATGATTCAACAATCTAACGCGGCAAAGAAACAAGTGTTTGTGGATAATGAAAATCTAGATACGGTTATTTTCGATAGAAGTATGGAAAGTTATAACGATAATGTAAAAGTAGAAGATGACTATAGCTTTATTATGGGTTTGATTGAGCATTTTGATGATTTGATGGATAATGAGGCGCTGAATAAAGATGATTTGTCGGTATTGGGGGTTATAAGTGATATACTCAAAAATTATAACAAGTTCAATATTTATAATAAGAAACAATTGTATGTTTATGTAAAAGAGGCAACAGATTTGCCGAGTAGGAAAATAACCAAGTCGATAAAAAAGATAAAGATGGTTTATAATCATCTGAAAGAAGATTATATAAATTAATGGACTATGAAGAGTTAAAAGGTAAAAAGTTAAAAGATGAAGAGTTAACAAAGCTTTATGTTAATACCTTACAGGTATACGATGACCAGTTGTCGATAATGGAACTTATAATTACAAAATCAGCGGAAAGCCGTAAAGTTTTAGTGGATTTGGAAAAATTGATGATTGAAAGAGGATTTCAAATTGTTAAGGAGCCAGAGGATTTAGATGAATCAGTTACCAGTTGAAAAAATGTTAAGCGAGTATACCCATACTGCGGACATTACCGCAGCTGCGGAAGGATGGGAAACGCCCGATCTTTTTATAGTAGAAAAGGCAATTGTTATTGCTGTAAAAACAGGGGTGAATCTCAATAGTATGAACTCGTCTATTCTTCCTCAATTTAGCATTAATGCTAGAGTTTTGGGAGAAAATTCAAGCTTTAGTTTGAATCCCGTACAAGATATGCCTGATTGGTATCCTCCTTTATTTCCTAGTACGGTGGTTTCAGTGCCGGAAATAGGAGAAATAGTTCTTATACTCAAAGAAAACACGGCCAGGTCAGATAAAGGTTGGTGGATAGGTAGAATAAATGAAAGCGACCAAATAAGTTTGAAATTGGCAGGTAGTCAACTTTCTAATACTGGAGCTACTCCAATGGAAAAATATGGACTACCGTTTGATGTTAAACAAGTTAATAAAGGTTCTAGACAGCAGTCAGCGTATTCCCATAAAATAAAATGGCAGATGCCTGCTAAATTAGGAGATGTTTTTATACAGGGTCGAAGCGGAAGTTTTTTAAGAAATAGTTATAATCCAAACTATGGGCCTTTGGATAAACCGGGCGTTTTAGAAATGGGTATTTTAAAAGATAAAGTGTATGGAGCGACAACTCGCGCATCGGTTGGTGCTACGGAAACTAAGACTATCCATCTTACCGATGCTCGACCTTCTGATTTGGGATTGAGAACTACTAAAGTTACTACAAATGAAATTGATAAAATACCGACAGGTTTGAGCGGTGAGTTCCAAGAACGCAGAACAAACATTATTGCTAATTTGGCCGGCGATATTTATAACATCTCTACAGCGCGCGATGCTCAACCGCTATTACACAAACAGGTATTAGGAGAGAAACTTAATAATTATTTGGAAGAGCAAGATATTTTATTGGTTAATGTAATAGAGTCTATTTCTGGCTTAGCATCTACGGTAGAGATGCTATTTAATGCCTACATGGATCATACTCATGCTATACCGGAAATAAACATAGATATTCCCGATAAAGAAGTAGAGTTTAATGATGTTATCAATAGGGGTATAAAATTAGAGCCACGAGAACCGATTAAGGTGTTTGTTCCTAGCCAAGAGGTGACTATACCTCCCTCTGGTGGGCGAACGATTCAAAGGACTGTAGTGACTCCCCGCGGGCCTCAAGTCATCACAGAAGACATTGCAGGAGCTCCTGGAGGTACTGTAACAATACCTTCTAAGTTTGTTATAGTACCGCAACCAGCCCGGCCGGTTAATTTGGGTTATAGGTCGGAAAAGAGGACTAAAAAGGTAGAATTTGAAAAGATTACTATTGGAGGCGCGGCGAATCCAAGAATGACCACAACAGTGCAATCTGATACAAGAACAAATACAGTGCAGTCGGATCTAAACGACTTGGATGATAAATTTTTAGCTGCTAAAAATGATTTTATAGAACTAATAGATAAGCTAAGTGATAACTTATCTAAAAGACAGTATATAAACTGAGAAACTATATGGGTATTAATCTTAAATTTCCTTTACGAGCGTATCGCAAAGGCTTTTTTGAAATGAACAACACAACTCTTGCTGCTGTTCGCGAAGATATTAAAATTTTGCTGCTTACTAAAAAAGGCGAACGCGTTATTAATACTGATATTGGCACTAATATACCGATTTTGGCTGGACAATTATTTGAACCCTATAAAAAAGATGTGTTAGAAACACAAATAGGTGCAGAGGTACGGGATGCGTTGGCTACTTGGATGCCCTATGTTACGTTACAAGGAATTACTGTTTATTCAAACGTGGATGTGCCTCCGGGTTATAATGTGCAACGAAACCAAGCTTTAGTGCTGATGCAGTATACATTAAATAATGCTAATGGAATCAGTGATTCTTTAGCACTTACACTAGATAATCCACAATAGAGATAAGAAATGCCAAATTACCAATCTACAAGGGCAGTATCCAAACAAAAAGTTAATGTAAATTATCTATCTAAAGATTTTGATTCTATCAAAAGAGATCTTATTGATTATCTCCAGAGATATTTTCCTGACGATTATCAAGATTTTAATGAAGCTTCGGGGGGGCATGGCAATTATTGAATTGCTGGCTTATGTTGGCGACATGATGAGTTTCTATATTGATAGACAAGTTAATGAAGGATTTTTGGATAGAGCTATTGAGCGTAAGAATATATTTTCTTTGGCTCAAAATTTAGGATACCAACCAAAGTTTGCTAGACCTGCTGTAGTCAAATTATCTATAAGTGCTAGTTTTAATGATGCAAGTTCAGCCGCATCAACCTTCATCCTGAAAAAAGGATCTAAGGTTGTTACTAATTTTGATCCAGTAGTGCAGTTTGAAACTTTGGTTGATGCTAACTTTTCTAACTCCGCTCATAGAGTAACTACTAAACTTACAGATAATACTACTCAATATTCTATTACAAGTATTTCAGCTGCTGCTGGTTCTACTAGAACATTCTCACATCGGGTTGGCACTCAAGCTATTCCATTTTTAAAAGTAACGATACCTGATAACAATGTTACAGAAATTACTTCGGTTACTGCATCAGATGGTAAAGAATATCATCAAGTTGATAACTTGGCTCAAGGAAGCATTTTTACAGGATATAAAAACTCCACTTCTACATCAGCGGAAGTAGAATATATTTTGCAGTATAAGAAAATACCTTATCGTTTTACTACTGAAATAGCCAACAACGGCAGAACTACTATTATTTTTGGTGGCGGGACTTCTGATTTAGAAGACTCAGAAATGATTCCGAATCCAGAAGATTTTGTATTGCCACCTACAGTGCGTGGCTCACCTTCTGGTTTTGCTCCTGCTGTTGTAGACTCAGCTAATTTTTTGAAGACCCAAGGTCTGGGCTTTGCACCAAGAGATGTTAATATAGATATAAAATATCGTTATGGCGGCGGTAATAATACCAATATTGGTCCGCGAACATTAAATAGGTTTGTTTCTAGAATAATTCAGTTTGCAACTCCTGACTACGCAAATACAAATCCTCAAATTACTACGGATCTTTTATCATCATTAAATGTTAGTAATGTAGAACAGGCAAGTGGTGGAGCAGATCCCGAAGATCAAACAACTATTAAACAAAATGCTTTACAATATTTTAATTCTCAAAATAGAGCAGTGACATTGCAGGATTATCAAGTAAGAGTTTTATCAATGCCTACTGATTTTGGTTCAGTATTTAGAAGTTATGCTAGAAAAGATCCTAATAACTCTTTGGGTGTAGAGTTAATAGCTTTGGCAAGAAATGCCGCAGGTTATTTGACCGCTCCAACGGGAGCGTTGAAAAATAATATAGAAACTTATCTAAGACAGTTTAAGTCGTTCGCGGATACGGTAAGAATTACTAATGGTAAAATTGCCAATATTGGTATTGACTTTACTATTCTACCAGAACCCGACGCTAATCTTAATGACGCTTTGTTAGATTGTTTCATTTTATTAAAAGGATTCTTTGTAATAGAAAATACCAACTTTAATGCCACCATAGTTACTTCTGAGTATGTAAGTAGGTTGCAGGCGTTGAACAAGGTTCGATCGGTGGTTGATTTTAAATTTACCAGTAAGTATTTGATTGAAGATAGCAGAACTTATGCTCCATACCAGTTTGATATTCAAGCTAATACTCAGAGCGGGGTCGTAAGTTTTCCACAAAATGTTTGTTGGGAACTTAAATATCCTAATTTTGACATAGTTGCAAGGGGAGCATAAAATGGCAACCTACGCAAGAGCTAAAAGTATAAAGGACACTTGGATCACATCTAAAAGTGTAACGTCTAACTTTGGTGCTTCACCTATTTTGGAAGTGTGGACGCGTTGGAATGATGACACCAATAAGAAAGATATGGCCCGTATTCTTATTCAGTTTGCTTTATCATCTTTATCTTCGTCTATAGTAAACAAGGGAAGCATTCCGGATCCACGTAGCGACAGTACTGTTACTGCTTTTCTTTGTATGACTAATACAAGGCATGGTGATACACAAGCTACTAATTTTACTTTGGATGTTTTTCCCATGACGGCGAGTTGGTCTGAAGGTTCTGGTTTAGATAATGATACCTATACTAATACTGGTTATGCTAATGCCATTAGCGCTACCAACACCAACTCTTGGGAATATGATAATGGTCAGAGTGGTGCCAATAATTACATTGGTGCTCGTAGTAGAGTTTATGATTCTAATAGCGCTTCAATGTACATGGAGAATGGACAAGAAAATTTAAAAGTAGATATTACTGACTATTTCAAAGCCTACTTAAATTATTCTACTGGTACGTCTGTGCCAGATGGAGGCAGTGCTGATTTTGGGTTCTTAGTGAGGATGAGTGATGTCCAAGAAGCTAGCGATGCATCCGAAGCGGTATCAGCCGGTATTGCAGCATCCTCTTCGGCTACAAGTTTTTATAGCAAGAAACTTTATAGTAGAGAGACTAACACTAGAAAACGTCCTTATGTTCAGTTGCAATGGCCTGGTGAAATAAAAGATAGTAGGTCAAACATAAAGTTTTCTAAAACCGGTTACCTATACTATTATAGTATTGTTGATGGCGAGCTTATAGACTTGAATGGGCTAGGTCCATTTCCTGGCCATGTTAACCTCAGTGGTAATGGTATTGACATGGTGACTAATTCAGCAACGGGTGGTGCTCTTACAGCGAGCCGGCACTCAAAAGGTATTTACAAGTTAGATATTGGCACCGCTACTAATGGTGCCGGTGCTCAGAACTCAGTACCAGGGCCACTTACAGGTATTAACATAGGCTCTTCGGGTGTAACAGCATTTAATGATAGCTGGACAGTTACTACCGCTGGCGAGTACAGAACTGATATATTTTCTTTTACTTGCATTCTGCCAACTTCAGGATATCAAAACTTTGCTACTTCTAACTACGAAGTTTCCCTGCCGAACTTGCGCAATCGTTATGATCAAGACTCTTTACAGCGTTTAAGAGTGTTTGTAAATAATAAGAGCACACAATGGACAGCGGTTACAGGAACTTCGACTGCTATGAATACCAGTGTTATTACTAACGCTACGGCAGAAATAAGAGAGTTGGTCACAAATGATATTGAAGTTCCAGCTATTGGGTTATCTTATGATAAAAATGGTAACTTTTTTGATTTGGATACCAGTATGTTGTATAATGGTTTATTCTATAAAATTGTATTGAAACTTAATGTTCGTGGCGAAGAACTAATTTATGATAAACCAGCTGCCTGGAATTTTCAAATTGGCAATGTCCACGATACTTACCAAGGATATTAATAAATGGCTGATGGCATAACTTTTAGTAGTCTATTATCGTCCATATCTGGACTAGGCTCCAATAGTGGTAACTTAGCTGATACCTCTATGACAGGAAAGGGTGCCCGAGTCATACCTCTGGTCAATTATAACGATTTTTCTAATCATATCTTTTTTGGTAATGCCATTAGACGATATAGAATAGCAGACAAACACATTAGAGATAAATATCCTATTGGCTTATCGGGTCTGTCTGCTTCTGATATTCTTCAAAATGCTCTTGTTGGTCCAAAAGCAATCTTTCAAGTAGATGAATTTAGAAAGAAGGCGGATGGATTTACATTATTTCTTTTGGATAGGCTTGGAATAAGTGGTAGTAGCTCTGCGGACATGAACGCTGATGCTAATGTTACTGTAATGGCTAAAAATTCACAAGGTGAGAATGTACCACTTATATCTGTTTATAGGAATGTGCTTAATTCCATTACTGGTGGCCAGACAGGGATGGTAGAGTCTATCTCTGGTAGAGCTGTTCTATATGAAGAGGAAAACCTTAACACCATTGACCAAACCTCTGGCACCGCTGTTGAAATAATTGGAACCTCGACGGGGGCTTATAGGTCGGTAGAAATATTTGGCCCAACCGCGCAACACAGTATTACACGGTCAGAGAAGTTGGAAAATATGCTGCCTGAAGCATTATTTAGCGGCGATGATAACGATGTATTGAAAAGGTTGCTGGCTGGTTTTGGTGATGTGCTTGATGAGATAAAAGCTTTTGCTAATCAGATACCCGATGTAAAACGCATTTCTTATGACAAGATAAACAGAACTCCTAATAAGTTTATACCTGTTTTCTTATCCCAGTTCGGCGTTGATGTTTATGAAAGTGCCCGGCGTGCTAATTTTGCCAAGAGTATGACTAATTCTTCTCCTAGCGGTTATACTACACAACAAATAACCTATGAGATATGGAATAGAATTTTAAATAATGTGATGCATCTCTTGAAGACTAAGGGCACAAGGGAAACGATCGAATCTATCGGTAGAATCTATGGCGTCGATACTAACTTTTTGAAAATTAATGAGTATTCTATTTTCTATAAGCCGACTAGAACGAGAGAAATAGAAGAAGTAGATACTCCAGCTTTATTTTCTGATGGCACCGTTTTTGTAGAGACTACGGCAAACACAACAACTGGTTCGTCACTGGTATTTGACCTGGGTTCTTCAGCAGACTTTACTTTGGAAATGAGGGTTTCGGTCACTTCAGTTTCTACAACTGGTCATACCTTATTGGTGCATCCTCTATACTCAATAGACTTGAATCCAAGTGGGCAAGTTTCATTCAAGTCTACGGTAACAGCCTCATTGTCTGCTCAAACTGTACAGAATGGAATGTCTTCTTTTATACAAGGAGCTGGAAGTGCCAATAACTTTTTGAATGTGGCTGTTAGTAGGTCTGGGGATACGTTGAGTGTTTACGCTATGGCTTTATCTGCCTCACCGAGTGGTGGCGATGAAATAGTAGTAATGAACAAATCTTCTACTACTAATGCTGGTGCGGCGGCCGCTGTGTCTATGGCTAACTTTGATTCAACGGGTGGTGTTGGAGCGGCTATGTCTATTGGTGGCACAAACTATTCTCAATTTCCAACTTACTTTCCGGGTACTGGTTCAACTCGTTTTATGGGCTACATCCATCAAGTTAGAAGATGGAATGTGGCACTAAAAGATGATGACTTAAAAGAACATGCTAAGAACTTTGAGTCGGTATCATTTCAAAGCTCGACAGCTACGGACATGATAAACTTGAAAGATAACAAGGCACACTTTGGCAGCTTGTCGGCTAACTATCAGCTAAAAGAAAATGTAATACTGGCTGGTGATTATAACTTTATTGTTGATGCTACTACTGCAGGGCACACTGCTCATGCCAGAGGCTTTGGCTCTACCACAAAAAGATACAGAGTTTTTCAGAACATGAGAAAAATCAATAATTATTCTCCAGTTGGGTTAGCGGCGGATAATGACAGAATAAGACAGGAAGATACACAAGATGCTATTAAAGATACTGGTTATGTAAGTTATAGCATCAATCCTATTAATGCCGTTAATAGAGCTATTAAAAATCAAATAGGTAATGTGGCACCGGCCAATTTGTTGGGTGATGCGCCTGAACTTTATGAGAAACGATACGGCGGCAACTTTGCCAAACAATGGCACGAAATTACTGCCCAATGGGGATTGGCTAGAGTGCCTTCTATGACTGCAGATACCAATGGTAGTTTAGCAAATGATATTATAAAGAGCGGTGGGAGCGTTCTAGCTTCCGGTGTCTCTGGAGCCAGTGGAAGTACGGTAGGGTTGGTTGATTTGAATACTTTTATCAAAGGAATGGATAACTTTAACGATACATTTGGTGGTATGTTCCCATTCCTCCATCAGTTTATGCCAGCGAAAACACATTCTATTGGCGAAGGTGTTTTTATAGAGAGCCCGATGTTTGAAAGGCCCAAGATGAGAAGACAGTTTGGGTTCAGAGAATCAACTAATACGGGTTATCCTGGTGCACCAACTTCAAGTGGAATGTTAGGGCACATTTCGGATGATGAAGGAAGAACTTCTTATAATCAGACGCCTAGTATTGTAGACTTGGTACTTACTTCATTTGCGATCAATAACCACTATACATCTGGTAATCTTTCTACGCCTGGCAGTAATAGTGCCAACGATGATACTCTTATAGCTTCTGCGGCTACTACAGCTTCATTTCAAGGGTACAATTATTATGATGGCTTACAGCAGACTGTGGAAGATTCTGTTACATCTAGGCCGGCATTACCAAACTTGACTAAAAGTAGTACAGTGAATGCTCCGAGGTTTGCTCCTACTAGAGTAGGTAGATTTTTACCAGTAAGAGTGCAACCCGCCGCAGGTCCGGTATCAGTAATAGATGTTACTTTGGATAAATTATTGATTTCTCCTACAGCTGCCCCTTATACTACTAATAACAGGGGGATTATTAAAGGTCATGTTCGGTTACTTACAAAAGGTCGTTCGTTCAAAACAGAGCAGCCGGCTTTGAGATTTGAGTTTCCATCTTCTGGTAATAGACAAAACTTTTTTGAAGCTACAATAGGCAACATTACCGAAGGTAAGGCTAGGGTCATAAAAGAATCAGATGTTAGCTTTACTACTACTCTCGAAGAAGAGGTAATAGAGTTTGAGTTACGATTATCCGATGGAGTGCGAGCCTTAACAGCAGTTAATTCGTCGCGCGCGATTACACAACAAATAGTAAATGATTCGGTTTCGGGATCTTTAGGTATCGTTCCGATTAGGATTGTTAATCTCTTCAATAATGATACTCAAATTTTTAGAGTAGCGGTTAACAGCGATGAAACAAAAGATACAGAGTTTATTAGACAACTAGCAGATCAAGGTGGCGTGAAAGTCACCTCATAAGGAGTAAAAAATCATGGCTTATAAATACATTTCAAACTTTAGACATATGGATGAATGGCAAATAAAAGATTTGAAGCAAATAATAAAAGATAAGAAGCCTAAAAGTATTATGGAAATAGGAACTTATGCCGGATTGGTCACTCTAATGCTTTCTGAAGTAGCCGAGAGCGTAAAGACTATTGACTATAATGAATTTCACAGTCCTAGTGTGACCGATCATTTGCAAATGAACACTATTAGAAATGTTGTTTTTCATGGTGGAGATAATTTGAAAACATTATTTGAAGATCATTATACTAATTCTATTGATTTGATATACATAGATCGAGATGTAGAAGCTAGAGACATTATGCCTTACATCAAGAAGATTCAGAGTAATGATGTTGTTATTATTAAGAGAGAGCAAGATAAGTTTGCGGTCGAGAATGTGCCACTTAAGCCTCCGGTGCGTAAGAAAGCCAAGACTGATAAAGTTACAGAGCCTCAAACATAAACTTGTTATAAAAAACTATTTATAATGTATGTTTTTATTATTAAAATAAAAGAAAAGGAAAAACTATGGCATTCTTAGATTCAACAACCGCGGTCATTGATGCTATCTTGACTCGTAAAGGCAGAGAGCTGTTAGCGAAAAATGATGGCAGTTTTCAAATTACTAAGTTTGCATTTGGTGATGATGAAATTAATTATCAGCTCTATGATGCTACACGAGCTACCAATCAAGATGCAGACATTTTAAACTTACCGGTATTGGAGCCCATCTCTAATCAAAATGTCGCTCTTCTTTATAGACTGGTTACACTACCTCAAGGTACTTTGAAGATTTCTACTCTCAGAGTAACCCCCACCACAGGCAGCGTTGATTATGGCGATGATCTTATTTTGACTGTTGCTACTGAAAACGGCACTGATAGTCAAGGTTATGCTGCAACTTCAAGAGATCCTAATATTGCTACTCTTGAAAACAGAACCGCAACACCTGATGAAAATGGTGTAGGCAATTTTACAGTTAAGACGGGCGCAAATGCTGGCGGGATAGCGGGACAAACTATTATTGACATCACTGGCGTCAATACAGGTGCACGAAGACAGGTAACTCTTACTGTTAGTGCTTCTGGCGCCGTAACATAAGAGATTTGATATGTCATTAATGGAATTTGATTTAAATAGAGATGTAACTACTGCGGCTATTGTTTCTAAGACTAACTATGAGATAACAAGCCCTACAGCTGCATCTAACAGAAGTATTGATGCGTTTGTGATGGAAGCTACTTCTACTGGTTTTCTGGTTAATGCCAAAGGCACTACTACCACTACGCCATTGAGTTCAGCGTTTAGGCACATCTCAAATTATTTTTTCTCTGCTTCGGGGAATGCTATTCCCGTAGCTCAAAACAATGTTAGCACTACAGGTATCTCTAGAGTTATAACAATAGGTAGAGCTACGGCCGATGATGCTATTCTTTCGGGAAGTATTACGGCTACATTTAGTTTTGGTCTGGTTACCGATAAAATTATTGGTGACCTGGTAGAGAAGGGGAATATCACTAATGTGGTAGGTACTGTGTTTTATGATACGGGCACCTTGGTTTTTCACGGTGGTTCTACTACCACTAATTTCTTGCTTCCATCTGGTTCTGGTTTTCAGTTTGGAACTGGGGCTACTGCTGGTACTATAGCTTGTCAAAACTTCAGTTTTGTGGCTTTGAATTTGATAAAACGCTCGATGTTCTTTACAAGAGCTTTCAATAAGGAGTATAATTATACAAATAATCCCACAGCTATTTCTAATGCCGCTCAAGGAAATTGGTTTATATAATAGTGATAATGAACTTCTAGCGGTGGCGAAGACAGCGCCACCAGTTAAAAAAGATTTTTCTACTGAAAAAATCTTCAGCATTCGAATACAGTATTGATAAAATGACATGGCATACAAAGCATTTAGCAATGAAGACCAACAACCATTCGTGGTCAATGAGGCTTCTAACATATCAATCAGTGAAGATAGCCCATGCGCCAGTCAAATACATTTATTTACGGGGATAAGAAGTCTTGGTAAAGTAAATGTATTCAAAGTTGGTACTCCGCCTAGTTTCAAAGATACGACCCTCCAAGAAATAAAGTATAAGTGGGACTTTGACAAAATCGTTCTGCCAGGAATGAGACTAAGCTTGAGTGGCAAAGCTTATGATGGTGTGTTTATGAGTTCTGCTGATCAGCAATATGTTACTATGGCAAATAGGAGAACTATTAACACTCACCAAGATATATTTCGTTTTTGTCAAAGCTATCTTTATCGCCCCGATAAAACACTAAGAGAATCCGGTGGTCAGTCTGGCACCGGCCTTGTTAGCTCTTCTTCTGCTGGCTATCAAACTGATGTAGTCAGAGAAATAAACATTACTAAAGAATTGTTTGAATCTAATATCAAACCTCTTAGCTTTAGAATTCAAATCAATGATTCAAATACTTCTCTCACTGGAAGTGTAGGTGGAACTTCTGCTCAAGCAGGTTATTATAGTGATGCGGCTGGTGCTGTATTTGGTATTCAAACTCCGGATGTCTCTGGTTATACTACTGCTTTAGATATCAAGAATCCATTTGGTGGTGCGGTAGCTACAACCAACTATTGAGGCTATTGTTAGACCTTTTAGAACTAACTCTACCATTTATTTTAGAAGATTAGGTTTGACCGGTGGGCCTGCAGCATACGCAGCAGGTGCGGAGTTGGAAGGTTTAGAAAGTCAAACTAAAGATAATTTTATGAAGCTAGAGTTGGTAACATCACCAGATGGATTACAACCAGCTTTTAGGTTTATTATTAGATCTGCGACTGCTAGCAATATGTTTACTGAGACTTTCGCTCAAGAAAATACGCAAGCTTCTGGTTTATTCATTCCTAATGATGTAGGCATTGATCTTCTTGATGGTCAATTTCATCATCTAGTAGCGTCTTGGGATACTAGCGAGATACAGGACACAGGAGATCAAACAAGTGTTGATTTAGGTGCGGGAGTAGTGCAGGGTTATATTGATGGCTTAAAGCTTGGAAATAAAGAACAGATTTTTCCACGACTAGCTTCTTCTGATTCGGGTGGTGGCCCAGTTCCTCAAGCTAACATGATGGAAAATAGGATACCAGTAAAACAAACTCCGGTCGCTCCTGCTATTACTCAATACGCGACCAGTAGCAAGTTTATTCATAATGCTAATAACACTTATGTTGGGGCATCTAATTATAATAGAAATAATGGTGATACTAAGGGCGATGTAGGTCCAATGGCTAGCCAGTTTGACGCCAAGTTAGAAGGATTGTTTGATGGTCAAATACAGCATTTGCGGGTGTGGAACCAACGCCTCAAAGATGGGTTAAGTGGAGTTAAGCAGAATGAAGGCCGACAAGTAACTGTTTCAGCCCAAAATGTCATCTTCGGTAATAGAGTTACGGGCACCGGGGCCTTAGCTTTGAGTTTTTCCGATTTTAATAACTCTACTTTGACTTCTACATCAGCTAGTAACATTGTTGCTTGGTGGTATTTCAATAATATTAATGGAATAACAGGTTCAGATATTTGTGGCAGTCTTAGTGGAGCCAGCCATGATCCGGCTGTTGGTGCAGACGCGTTTGGCAATATGTCCTCTAACACAGGTAATGTGGTTGGCAATGGAAAAGTAAAATTATTTGATAATAGAAACTTGACTTTGGGTACGAGTGGAAATCAGATCTTAGATGCTGCGTCTTCTGGTATTGTAAGGGACTTTTTATATTTTGACCAGCAACCTAACAATCAACCTGTAAATAGCTATATAACACAGGGTCGGGTTTTGAGAACTGGTATTGATGAAACGCTACATCGTATTGGTTTAGTTTTTTATGACTTAGGACTAGCAACTATTGATGGTGATGATCCTAACGCAAGATTGAATTGGACTTATCCGGCGTCGGGCGTAACTGGCGACATGGGTTTTGGTGTAACAGGTAATCTTAACACTTCGTTCAATTTTCAAAGAATAGTATTTGATCAACAGGTTGATAAGGCGCGGTTATTGTTAAATGCCACCGCTTCCGGTGGTGAGATGAATTTTGCTGGTAACCCAACGGGTTATAGCGCAGAAACGCAAGAGCCAGTATTTGATGATCCGACTACTTACATTACCAGCGTAGGTTTGTATAATCATAATAACGATTTATTAGCGATAGCCAAGTTAGCTAAGCCTGTAAAGAAAGACGATACCATTAACCTTACTACTCAAATCAAGTTAGATTTTTAGGAATAATAATGAAGAATGAACTAGAACAGCAATGGCTAAATAACTCAGCAACAGGAGGCCCAAGGGTGCCCGTACCTGTTCATCCGCTTATACAGTCAGCTTATTCTAGTGTTGAACCTCAGAGTCAATTTATCAATAACTGGGAGTCATCTAACTTGATAACGACTACTGGCTTTAATAGTAGCGCTATTGGAAGTGATGATGTTACGATGGATAATGATGAGGGTGTTGCGAAAGCTTTTACTGCTAGCGTTACAGGAACTAATTCTGGCTATTTCGCAGTTGTTGGTGCCTTGTTGAATCAAAGACATTATCTAAGTACTCTCACAGCTACTTCTACTGCCTCCTTATCAGCATTGGGCAACGTGCGGGACATTGGGGTGTTTTCATTACGTAAGCTTTTTTATGATCAAGGCATAGAGCCGGGGAGTTTAACAGCAACGGTAACAGGTACAGCTTTTGATGATGTTGACATGGCAGGTGATTATTATGATTCTGGTTCTGGACAATTTATAAGAAAATCGGATGAAACAACTATTGGTGTTGTGTTAGTTGATGAGGGTATGTTTGTAGTTACGGCATCTAATAGTAGAGAAGTAGCTGTTGGTGTAACAGCTATCAAATACAGGACTAAGGTATTAAATACAACTATCAATGTATTTTGTAAGTGCGACGCGTCGGAAATGAATTATAGTCTCAATCCTACGATGGTTATGCAGAATGCTGTAAGTAGCACTACTATTGCGGCCGGTGAGATAAGACAGTCATATAATAATATTTTATGCCACTCTGTATTGACGGGTGGAACTGGGACAGCAAAACTTCTGTCGGGCATGGTTAGCTCTGGATGGAATTTTTCTCCTTACATTACAGGAGTTGGTTTATATAACAATAATAATGAATTGATGGCTATAGCTAAACTTACAAAGCCGATGAAGAAGCCAACTGATTTACCATTAACATTCAAGGTGTCTATAGATGTTTAAAATTATTGTAGCCGCGGCAAGCGGTATAGCACAATCTCAAAGTTCAAGATTGATTGCTGATCCAGAAGCTTTGGACTTGACCGATACTCCAACTTTCGGCGTGGCTCAAGGTCAAACTGGTTTGAATCCGGAAGGAAATTTGACTGGATCTGCGCAGTCATTAGAATTTGATGGAATAGACGATTATATAAAATTGGCTACTGCTAACGGTTTTGGGACAGAAATTCTAACAGAAGAAATTGGTAAGGCAGATGTAAAACATGGATCGACAGCTAACAACATCGCGATGGAAACATGGATGAAAATAGATAGCTCATCAACTGCTCTTGATAAAAATTCAGAATTTTTTGAAATGACGATACAGCGAAATTCTACTTCATCTACTACAGGGTTTGATGGCATCTATGTTTGTAGATCTATTTTTGCACCGAGCGCTTTTGATTCTGATATAACTACTAGACCGGCTCAAGTCGGGGGTATAACACTGTCTGCGCATTATTTGGAAATAATGTATGCGGGCGAAAGAGTTGGCGAGCAGCTTATAAATGAAGGGGCGACTGTATCTGCGGGTGATGTTTTTGCTTATTCGATGACTTCAGCTTGTGATGTTCCTTTGAATACATGGACTCACGTTTGGTGCGAACATACAGTAACGGGTTGTAACATAACACCAAATTGGCCAACATCCAAACCTGGGGGGCAAGACGATCAGCAGAATGGCCATTGGTTTAGGATTTTTATAAATGGGGTTTTAAACAGACAAAGAACTGGTGCAGACCAACTAGCGGCTACTAACTGTAGAAAAACTGATCCATTTCCAACTTCTGGAAGTCCAGTAAGCAACTTTTACAATCGAGCTGTTTCTTTTGATGGTAAACTGGATGAACTGAGATTGTGGTTACAATCTGGAACTCATAATTCTATTACTAACATTGGCGCTAAAGGAAATATTGGTTTATGTCCCAACCAGTTTCCAGATGATTCCGCTGTTGACCCCGCAACTGCCAATTCAGCCGCAGTACAGTTTTCACCGAGTGCTGAATACTTGGCTGCGTGGTGGAGATTTGAAAACTTATCGGCTGTTGATTTGTTTGCTAATGTAGCGGATAGCATACCTGACTCTACCGATTACAGTCATAGCGCTACTCCAGCTAACTTTCAAGGCTCGGTTGATTTTTCGGAAGAAACAACTAATACACTGGGGCCGCAGTTTAATAATTTTTGGAAGATGGATGGTGGAACTATTCAACATGGTGGCTTGACGGTTGTGACTGATACGCTGGGAGGCTCGATCCTTATTGATGAAGGAATGGAAAATTTAGTAACTTCTGCTAATGCTACATGGTCGGCAAGCGCGAGCAATACAAGTTCGGTCGAGATTGATGATCGTAATGTATTTTATGGTGCTTCAGCTACAGTGGTTAATACTACAAAAGCTGGTGGCGGAGCTGTTCATACTATCAATTATAGTAATTTACTTTTTGATAGAAACGATTACACTTTATCATTTAGAGGATTGTTAACCTCTGGAAGCCCAAGCGCAAGAGTAATTTTTACAGTTGGATCAAAAGGAGCCTCAGCATCTACTACTGCGGTGTTTGGCAGAACAACTTGGAAACCTATCGTAATTACTCGTACCGCTTCTGCTGAATCTGCTGAGACTTCAATGACTGGCAGCGTAGAAGTACAACAGTTAGCAAATGTTGCTTCAGATGATGGTTCGTATTTTAGATTAGATGGACTAGCTATTCAAGAAGGCGATTACTATTCAACTTTTATTGGCCCAGAGCAAATAAGAAAATCTGGACAAATAGCCTGGCGGACAAATGACTAATGGAAATTAGAGACTTAACAATAGAATATTCAGTAGAGTTCAAGAGCAATAGAGGCAACTTTAATGTTCAGCCTGTGTTTACTTTGACCAAAGATCAAGGCTTAACAGGTGATGACTTTATTTCTCTGTACAGAATACGGAAAACTACTATAGAAAGCGCCAGTCTTACAGGTTTGTCTGCTACTGCAGATGGTCGGCTTGTTTTGACATTAGGTAATGCTAACGGTTTAACTTCATTAACAGGCTCTACTAGAATAAAAGCTCAAAGTCTAGTTGCCGGTGATGCTAATCTTACTGCTGAATGGGGTTCGGAAGCTTCGGTGCCAGGTGGTACAGCTAATCTTAATTTACTTTCGACTACAAGTACAGAGTGGCGACCGGCTTATACCATTACTATCAATCAAATAGCAAGAGAACGCTTTGAAATTATTGTTTTGGATGAGAATACCAACATTTATAGCAGCGATATAAGTATTACAGGCATACCTAACATCAATGCCTTAAGAACTTTAGGTAATGGCATTCGGCCTATAGGTCGAAAGACCACAGGCGATACAACTCCAACCGGTGGAAAAGGTAAAGCAGAGATTTTGACATGGTTGTTCAATAAACAAGAACAGCAAGAACAATGGGCTAGCTCTGGTCTTACAGGAGTATTTGATATGTCGTTCAATGGCTTAACTGGCGCGTTGTTGGGTAAGGCCGCAGGTCATGGAGCAATGCAAACAGGAGGTACCTCAGGATCTTTGGTAGGAGCTACTGGACCAGCCACGGTTACTGGTTGGGCTATGGGGCCGATCGAAGGAGCTTTTAGATTTGATAATGGTGGTTATGTAAAATCAGCACACTCTACTCTGTT